TTAGTCATTAGTGTTGAACCTTTATAATTGCGACATTTGGTGTACCGCTATCTGCTATAGCATAGATCTCATCAGTTGGTGCAAGATCTGCTGAAAAAACTGCTCCTGGCCCTAAAATATAGCCATAAGATGATGATGTTACAGTGCTATCTCCAAGATAAACGTTTACTGATCCTGTATTTTGAATAGAAATGCTTAAAGATTGTGAATATGCTTGCTCAGAGGCTGCGGGTATTGTAACAATTGTTGCCGTTGTTGCATTTAATGCTACAAGTGAATGTGATAATGACATTTAAATCTCCTAATATAAATTTATTTATGTAGTAATTATATCATCTTTGCTCTCAGACCTGGACTCGAACCAAGATACTCGCCTCCAAAGGGCGATGTCCTACCATTAGACGATCTGAGAATGTGAGCGGATGATGAGAATCGAACTCACCCCTTCTGCTTGGAAGGCAGAGGCACTACCAATATGCAACATCCGCAAGGGGCTATATGCAGATATTCCAGCACCAAATGACGCTGCCCTATCTCCCCGAACTCTTACGACACGGGTACCTATATTTGTTATATGTAACTATACCATTCTAAGGTGTGCTGCATATAGCCTTGTACATCAGGTAGGACTCGAACCTACGCATCACCGAATTATGAGTTCGGGGCCTTAACCAACTTGGCTACTGATGCAAACCTTTTACTTCTTTAAAACAATAAATGTAACTTGAGCAGTAGGAACTGGTGTTCCTGGCTTAATGTTAATTGGTGTAACTGCAGCAACTGCTTTTGGCAATACAAGTGGACCTTGTGATGCAAATGATGAAAGTTGTGGCGTAAATTGTGCTGCATATGTATTTGCAACTGTTGTTGTCCCAATTTTTGTAATTGCTGTTTGAGACATTTGTGCTGCATAATCAGCATGTGCTGGTGCAATACCTACTACTGCAGCCAAAAATAGCAATGCTGATGAGATCAATTTCTTGAACTTCATTATATATCCTTTGTTAGTTGTTTTAGTTATGGTTTTCGACTAAACGATTTTCAGTCAGTTTATCTCTTTCATCAACAGTTTCATAAGCAAACTTTGATAAAGCAGATTCATTTTTTTCATAGTGGTGCTTGCAGAACATCAGTTCTCCATTGACACCTTTTACTAGCACAAGAGCCTCAGCAGAGCATTGATCGCATCTTGTAGTTGGACCAAGTACATATTGATTTTCTTCAATTATTTCGACTTCTTTTTCTGTAGTCATACTCATAATCATACCATTCTATTAGGTTTGCTAGTAATTTGCTGGGGTGGCAGGCCTCGATCCTGCGACTTGCGAATTAACAGTTCGCCACTCTACCAACTGAGTTACACCCCATCATGTAAGGTTATTCTACCTTACCAAATGGAAATTTGTCAACCATATCAATGATATCCTGTGGAGTATCAATCATGCGACGTTGGGCTTCAAACTTTCCAAGTTGTACCATCTCATCCGCAATAGTAAACATCATATCCATTAAACCCTGAGCATACCTGCGCTGCCTAGGGTCTACATCATCAACCTCTTGCTTCATCTTGACTGCAGATTGAGTAAAGTAATCACACAATGATGTAAGTGAGATGTAAATATCTTCTTCATCTTCTATTGTTTTAATTGTTCCGTTTGCTATCATGACTGCAGTCTATCAGAGTATTCTCATGCTGTCAACAGGTAAATCGTCTGTGTCATCACTAATACCCATAAATTCACGCAAACTTGTAGGCATTGCAGATCTATCTGGAACTTTAATTACATTTTTTAATTTAGCATCTGATTCTTGTCTTAATTGTTCCATCTCGCTAGAGAATACACCAGAGTAAGTATATATGTCAACCTCTTGATTTAAATCCCTAGGGGTCAGTGCTGTAGCATTGTAGATAGCCCCACAAACAGCGTCAGAGAGGTCTTTAGAGCCTTTTCTAGGGTGGTCTACCTTATCCTTAATAATACGTAATTGAAGCAATTCATCAATAAGTAATTGAATATATGGCCCATAAACTCTTTCTTCCGTTAAACAAAGAGACATATCTTCATAATGTTTTTTAGCAACAGAAAGTAATTCAGTGTTGATTCCATAAGCCTTTAATTGTTGCATCATGTCGTGAGAGTTCCAGCGGTCAAATGTAACCATTTTTAAGTTAAATCCACGTTCCCGCAAATTAATAATGTAGTCTTTAACTTCTTCAAAGTTTACAGACTTATCTTTTGTAGGAGTCCAAAATCTTACAGCATCTACTACAATCTTTGGTGCTGCTTCTTTATATTGCTCACCAATCTTCATGGTTACCCAGCCATCAACATGTGATAATGCTACAGCACAATGGTCATGTTTTTGAGCCAAGTCAACGTGAACAAAATAATTTGTATCTTTTTTAGGCTTAAATGTATCGTCAAACCTGCCATCTTTATCAACACCAAGCCTTGGATTTGAAAATGCTTTTTCAATCAATGCTTTTGATCTAAAGAATGCATCTACTGCATCTGGTGGCATACAAGCAAAACGAGACAAAGCATCCAATGGGTCTGAATAGAAGTCAACAGTAAAATCTTCAATCTTACGTGTTGGGTTAATCTCCCATGTTGGACGTTTTAAGGCATATACCCTAGGTAATTTATAAGAAACAATATGGTCTTCTTCCCACTCAATTTCAAATTCATTACCGTCCGTGTTATCTGGTAAATCTGGATCAACCTTTAGTTTCTTACTTCTAATTACAACTTCTTTTTCAGCAATAACATCTTCGTATCTTTGTTGAATATAATCGTTCTTAAATCTTGGGAATGAAAGAAGAATTAACTTACCAAAGTCTGGAAAACGAGAGTTTACTGATGCACGATACATTTTGTAAATAGATGATGCAGTTTTTGCTTGTTCATTACCGCTTGTAGAATCAAGATCAAAGCCTGAAATTTCATCAAGGATAACAACAAGAACGTTATATCCTTCCCAAGATTCTCTTTGGGAGTGACCTGAGTGAACTGTTACTTCATGATCAAATTCTACGCTATTTGCTTTAGCGATATACTTTCCCTGAAACCATGGAGACTTTTCAATACGTTGATTAAAACCTTTAAAGAATACTCGGTTAGCCTGTACAGCGTTAATAGCAATGTTAATAATATCAATAGCATCTCCTGGTGGCTTACCATAATAAACAGCGGGATCATTTAAACATAATAGTAAATGTACTATATATGCACATGCGATAGTAGATGTGTAATCTTTTCCAGAACCTTTTCCAAGTTGCAAGATGACTTCATTACAAGTTTGTTTAAATACTTTTTCGCCTTCATCAAAGCCGTAAAGTTTATGAAGTGTTTCACGCTTATAGATTTGTGTTGATGCTCTAAGCATTGTATATTGATAATCTGACAAAGGTGGAAGACCTAAGTAATCTTTACTTGTTACAAACTCCTCTAATGTTGCAGGAGTTTCTTTAAATTCATCCGCTTCAAGAGCATCTAAAAAATCACTAAAATCAGCCATTTGAAATTACTACAGCCTCTACATTACCTGTTACACCAGAGAGTCTTCTAGACACTTCCCATTTGCATTTGTCACAGTTTGCAGTTACTTCTTTAAGGATATTTACAAGTATCTCTTGCTTTCTTTCTGATTCTAGGATCTGATCAGCCACACCGTTATCTTCAAGAACTCCCGCCTTATTTAACATATCAATACGTTTGGCTTCAATATCAGCAATTAATTTAAGAGTTTGTGTTTTTACTGGAAGAGCATCTTGTATATCTGCTTGTTCAACAGTTTTCCATGCTTCTTTAATAAGCATGTTGTAGTGTTCATCTGCACCAGCCAGTGCTTCTTTTGCACGTTCCCTGATTGCATTACTATTATGAACAAGTTCTTTCCATGTTTCAAGATGTGTATCAACTTGAACACGAGTAAGTTCTAAAGTTCTTGCAATTTGTGCAGGAGTATTGCCTTTAAGTAGTTCTTCAACCACTTTATTCATTTGATCAAATTTTCCTGCGACCTCTAATTCATTATCCATTATCTGTTTTATAAAACCCTGACCCTTTGAACTGAATTCCAGGAGCATTGTAAACTCTGCTCATGTTATAGCCACATGATGGACATGGGGGGACCGATTCAGGATCTTTAAAACCCCTAGTAATCTCCATAGATTCATCGCATTCAATGCAAGCATATTCATATGTAGGCATATTTAATTATACTCCTTTTGACTTGTCTTTGTCAACCGCAATTTTAAGTAAGATTAAATAACCAATCAAATCATCAATATCGTTATCGCCTGCAAAACCTTGATTATTTTTAACACGGTTAATTTTATCATCAATTCTAATCTTAATCTGCTCAATATTATCTGATTGTGCAAAAATTCTAACTGGGTTGAGTGCTGAATCTCCATAAGAAACATTTTTTTGAATAAGCATTTCCATAATTTCTAAGCAGGAATTTATAATTCTTGTCCCTGAAGGTGCACCTGTAGCAATTAATTGTATATCTGTAATCCATGATTGATATGAACTTCTGTCTGGATAATCTGACACTACATTAGCCTTTCTGTCCATGTTTTAGGAGTATTTTCTTTTATAAACTCTAACGGTAAATGATAGTTAAATGGCCTTGCTCCCTTAAGTTTAATCCATTCAACCAATTCTGTCAAGCCATCGTGAAGAGATGTTGATGTTTTGTAGCCAAGCAATCTTCTTGCTTTATCCGCCGAACAATTAGCATGCTTAACTTCTTGTGGGCGACCTGGCATATAAATAATATCTAAATCAAAATTTAATATCCCAGCAATTTCTTTTGCAAGATCATTAATTGTAATGAATTCCTCATCTGGCCCAATATTAATTACTTCTCCATTAACTGCATCTGTTTCACAAGCAATCATTAATGGATTAATTACATCTTGCATAAATGAAAAACATCTCATTTGAGTTCCATCGCCGTAAACAATTGGTTGCTTACCCTGAAGCATGCGATTAATCATAATAGATGCAACATTTCTAAATGGATCATCAAATTTTTGACGTGGGCCAATAATGTTATGTGGAACTAAAATTACATAATCCATTCCGTGCGTTTCGCAAAGATTTTTAATTAAAAGTTCTGAAGCATATTTAGCAATTCCATATGGATCCTGTGGCTTTGGAGTCATGTCTTCTGTAAATGGAACTGTATCTTGTGTGCCATATCTAGCCATTGAAGCCATGTGAACAAACTTTTTTACATTATGCTTAATTGACGCACTAACTGCAACTGTTGTAATGTGTGAGGTATTTCTAGTTACTAGTGCTGGACTAAATACTGATAATCCTTCATATGCTGTGCATGCTGTATGCACAACTAAATCTACACCCCTAAAATGTTCTTGAACCGCATCAAAATCTCCAAGATCTTTTGAATAAAATTCTACTCCTATGGGTACATTTTCATAATACCCGCCAATTAGATTATCAATTCCTATTACATAATGTCCACGCTTTAAGAATTCATCAGCCAAATGGCTTCCCATAAAACCAGCAACGCCTGTAATTAAAACTTTCATATTAACCTCTTAACCATTCATTTTCACGTCTTCTTGTAAGATCCCAGCCTTTGTTAAAAAAGAAATTATTTGCTTGTTGCTCTTTATAATAAATTTCATTTCTTCTAAAGGTTTCTCCATTTATCGCATTTAATTTTGGATCACTTTTAATTGTATTTGAACCACCGTTCCAATTCATTCTGATATCAAGTCTATGATCCATGCAATGATCCATACCAGCCTGATGAATTCTATCTTTATATTGTGTATCTTCATAGTATGCTGGGTAAATATATTCATCAAATAATCCCACAGTTTTAATTACATTTTCTCCAATGGCAAATGTGCCAAACGATTCTTCTGCCATTAATAACTTGTCTGGTGACGCTAACTCTTCTATCAATGCTAAAGAACCTGAAATAAAACTATTATCAGCAGAAGAAATAAGCCAATAAGGTTTGTGTGGATAAAATTTAATTCCAAGATTCCATGATCCTGCAATGCCTTGATTTGATGGCATTTTAAATACTTTAATATTTAAGTCTGTTCTTGTTGGTGTATATTCCTCAAGACCATTATTAATAATACAAATTTCATCAATTGGATGGTCAATACTATTAATGTTTTGATCTAATAGATCGTATCTATTTAATACTGGTATGATTAATACTGGTATACTCATTTTGTCCACTTTCTTTGATTTTTAATTAAACCAAATTTTTCTAATGATCTCTGGATGGTCATGTGACTACATCCCGCTTCTTTTGCAATATCTACTGTTTTCATCTTTTTGACTACATATCTATCAAATAGCCAGGCCTTGGATTCATACAACTTCATTTACCGCATACCACGCAATTCCAACAGCATCCGCCACATTATCCGATTCTGTTTCAATACCCAATGAACGAGCAAATCCAATAGTCTTTGCTTTTCTTCGCTCTCTGATCTTGTTTTTATACCATGTTTCTGATTTTCCTGGGAACTCATCTTTAATCGCCTGTTTTTCCGCCTTATTAAAATTTTTATTGCCTAGGTAAGATTGCCAAGTAATTGGATGAACTTCAACTACTTGCATATTATCACTAAGCAACTCTCCCATTATAGCACCAAACACGTAAGCCATCTTCATACCCGTGTGAACTGACTTTACAGATATGGCTGCCTCAATAATAACGAAGTCCGTGTCTAATTCATTTTTAAAAGATTTAACCTTACGTTTAGCATCAAGTATTCTTTCATAGACATCAGAACCCTCAAATGTAATTTCTCCCCATTTAACTGGCTTCTTGTCATTCATCAAACAAAATGCAATGCTGTTTGTGCTTGCATCTATACCCAAAACTTTATTTGATCTATCTTTTACGAGTTTTGCTAGAGACACCTCTGACCATCTCCAATAACTCTTGTCTTTGCTTTGCTTTTACAGCACCAGTGCATTTATCACAAACTTTACCATCATTGTATCTGCTTAACTCTACAGTACAACCTGGAGTCTTACAAATTCTTTTCTTTCCAGCCAAACGTGCTTTCTTTTCATAATAAGCATCTTTTAACTTTTGATTTGTTGCTGTCCTACAACATTCATCAGAACAATACTTTTGATTATGAGTTTTTGGCTCAAACTCTTTACCGCATTCTTCATACGCACATATCATTTTTCAAGAACAAGAGGCTCAATATAAACCTCACCCTCCTCATTCTTCATGTCTTTCCAGCACACATTCTTAACTGGACAACCTTTACAAGCCCATTGTGATTTAGTAAATGTACGCTCTGGCAAAGTACCAGCCTCGTATGCTGCATAAACCTTACGCAACCAATCCCATACGCCGTCTATAAGAGCGGTATTCTTTTCATCCATGTTAATTGGAATAATTAAGAATGAATTATCATTTTTATTTTCATAAAAGAAAAATCCTTGTTCTGCTCCACGAATCTTCATGTATGTTAGCAATTGAATCTTATGATATGGTAGCCCTTGCATTTCTGCTTGACGAATATCAAAGATCTCTTGTTTAGCAGATTTAATTTCTCCTACTACCTCTTTGCCATTCCATTCAATAAAAGTGTCTGCAAAGCCTCTAATTGGAGGAGAATCATTGGTAACTTCTGTTTCATTTGCTTTGAATACTGGCGTTTTAGCCATGTTCTTCTGAATACGCTCATGCACGTACGTACCATTATCCATGTTAGTGACACCCATAGCATCAGTTTCATTTTCAAACTCAGCACCAGTAAAAGCAATGAACCAATATCTAGGGCAATTACCGTTACCATAACCAACACTACTAGGACTAAAAGTCTTTTTCTGCGTGAATTCATTTGGTCTTTTTCCACTTAGTACTGCCTCCTCGTACATTTGTGCAAATTTGATTGGATCAAATCCATCTGGATTTGCCATCTTTTGAAACTTTAAGTTTGCTATAAGGTCTCTGCCCATTGTTATGCTCCATATCTTGCAGAATACTTTAAGGCATCTACCAGTCTGTTAATTGCTTCTTCAGCAGTGTAATACACATTCTTCTTTTTGCTATTCTCCCCGCCTTTTTCAAAGGTGGTGTAGTATCTAGAAAGCATAGCAAACTTTGCACTTAACGCTTGCATCTTAACGATAAGGTCAGGTGCTTTATTTGATGGAACATCGGGCTTTGCAATTAACTTAATCATTAAATCAAGAGCATAATCAAGATCTGGATCATTCATAAACTCTTTCATGTCATTGAACTCAGTCAATGCACTAATCTGTCCTAGCGTTGATTCAGTCATTTACTCTCACACAAAACATGCAGGGATCTCCGCCGTCTTCCCATTCTTTATTTTCTTCATCTGTCATTGGTCCACCATCATGGGTATTGCAAAATACATCTGATATCCAACCTTTTTCCATGCCAAATGCTAACCATTCTTGTACATCTGTAGTTTCATATTTAGACATTAGTACCACACTCTCATATGAGGAAGGCAAGGCATTTCATCACGATCAATTGCTTCTGCTTCTTCATCGCTAACTGGTCCGCCTTCATGCATATCGCAAAAGACTTCGCTTACCCATCCCTTTTCAATACCAATATCATGCCATGTTTTAAAATCGCTTTCCTCAAGGTACTTTGCAATATTAATTCTTGGCAGTTCGCCTTCAGGATTAAAAATTTCATCATGCATTGTCATTCTCCCAACATTCTACTAATTGTTCTAATAATGCCCATTCAATTACAGCCAATCTAGTTTTTTGACCCTCTCCTCCAAGGATAAGTTTAAGAACTGGGTATTTATCCCTAGAAACTTTAAACGTATCCGTGCAAATTTTAGCCCAAATTTCCTTACTAATCGAGATTGACTTTGCATACTCTTTATAATCAACCACAAAATCATTCCAGATCGCATCACCTTTTTGATAATCACCTCTGCCACTATTTTTTTGTGCTTTTGCTCCATCACGTTTTACTTCTCCACGCTCTGACATTATAACTTAATCTCCGACTCATGCTTATTAGAGCAATACCATACAACAGTACTTGTATCAACATCAAAAAACGCTTCTAACACAATTTCTTGACATGTATCATCTTGACAAACAAATGTGCCTGTCATATTTTGTAGGCTTGCTAGTGTCCTTTTTCTTTTCTTTCTTTCAAGAAAGTCATCAAGATTTGACATTTATTTGTCCTACTAAGTTGTCTACAACATCTGGATTTTCCCGCAAGTATGCGACAGTTTTTGCACGTCCTTGAAAACGCTCTCCATTTACTGTATACCATGCTCCACCTTTTTCAATTATACCCATCATCTCACACGTATCAAGAACTTCTCCAACTAAATCTACGCCAAGTAGATCACCTTGGTAGTAAAAGTCATATTGTCCTGAGAGATTTGGCGGTCCGAGTTTATTGTAATCAATAATCCAATTGACGGGTCTTCCGACTCTTTGTTCAATAATCTTATCGCCCACTTGAACACCAGACTTAATAGCATTCGCTTCAGCCTCCGACGACCAGAGTTTGATAACGGTAGAAGAAAAGAACTTAACCGCCATTCCTCCAGTTGGGATGTGGGATGCATGCATGCTACCAAACTGATTACGTTGTTGTGAAATGAGAACCAATAGCGTGTTCTTGTTGGCATAGTTTAACATCTTGACCGCATGGGTCATATCCTTTGCTTCTGCACCAATTTGTTTTGTATCTTCAAGTTTTTTAAGATCAGAACTATCTTTTTCAAAATAAATGGCTGGGAGTAATGCAGATATTGAGTCTACAACAATGACATCTACTCCCGCTTCCATCAATTGTTGTGCAACATCTACCATATCATTAATTGTTTTAGCAGGAGAATAGATAAGTTTATCTGAATCAACACCAAGTTTTTTGGCCCATGCTGGATCATATGATGCTTCTGCATCAATCCAAGCGCAAGTCTTTCCATTCTTTTGTGCTTCTGCAATCATTTGTAAACAGAAGGATGACTTTCCAGCAGACTTGTTACCCCAGATAAGAACTTGGCGACCAAAGCCAAGCCCACCCTTTAAAGCCATATTAAGGCCAATGCTAGCTGTCTTTTGTTTTTCTACTTCTACTTTTGTCGCTAACTGTACTCTTGCTCTTGTCTTTGGGTCTAGTTTTGCCAGAATTTCTTCTGCTAACATCGTCATGTAAACTCTTTTCTAATTCATAAGCCAAATCTTTTAATACTGCAGACTTATTGGCTTCAAGTGCTGCAATGATACTGCGTATCACTTTTTCATCTTCTGTTTTTACAACAAGAAGATACTCGTTCTCCGTACCTTCCAGTATATACGCTTTAGACATAATAATTCTATTATACTACTTTTAAGCGTTTTCTGCTGGTGCTTCTGTTGTTTGCTGTGGAGCATCTACTAAAGTAAAGAGAAGAACATTCTTCTCGTCATCATGTGTAATTGAAATGCTCTTACCAGAATAGTCCTTAAGAACTTCTGATACTGCTACTTCAATAGTTCCCTGTGTAGCAACGATTGCTGCTGTGATCTGCTCCAATGTAATTTGAACATTGGTCATATCTTCAGAAACCTGTGCTGCTGGTGTGCCTTCTGGGGCTGTACCTGTAACTTCTAGTGTCATTATTTTGTCACCTCCTTTACGTATAAAGTTCCGTCATCCATTTTAGAGATAGCGGGGTCACACACAGTTCCTGGCTTCATTTTTCCAAGTGCTGTAGTGTAAAACTTTGGAAAAGCAATTACTCTTTCTAAATTCTTATCCGAATCGGACAGAATAATGTGAGCCATCATCTTGTTTGCTTTTGTTTTATAGTGTGTAAAATCAAGAACTAATCTTTTTCCTTCATCAATCTTTAATTTATCTTTGTACAACCATTGTACAAATGGGTCATCAATCTTATTGACCACATCATCAATTGTAACATATTTGTGAATGCGATTGTCACCAACTAGGAAGAAGTACATCATGCCTGGTTCAATCTGTGTATTAACTTCGTGGAATATACCAACTGATCCCGTATCATCAACAAGTTCAATTCTTGCCCAAGTTGGACCTTTCTTAATACTTTTAACCATCGCAAGAACCACAAAACAACCTTCTTCAAGAAATTCTTCAAGTGGATTAACTTGAGCCTTAATTGAAGGACTTAATTTTCCAGTATCAAATTTAGGAATTCCAAGGTACTCGTATAAGTTTTCATTCTCAGTTCCTTTGCGTGGGTTATCTGGAAATGCTGCAGCACCAATCATATTAAGAGATTCTATTGCTCTTGAATTGATACCACTACCTTTTTCTTTAGCCTTTTCAGTAAAGTCTTTGTAAGACTTAAATGGTCTAAGAACGGTAATCTTGCTTCCAATATTATCTGAAATATATTTAACATTAGATAGTCCAAATCGAATTGAATTGCCCTGAATGCTAAAATCTAATTCTGATTCGTTTACATGGGGTAGTAATACCTTAATTCCCAATCGCTTAGCCTCAAGGAGGTAGTCTGTTCTGGCATCTTTGTCTTTTTCATTCTTAAGAATTGCAAACATAAACTCAAGAGGGTAATAATACTTAAGCCAAGCCGTATAATAAGAGAGCATAGAATAAGCAATGGCGTGAGAACGGTTAAAAGAATAACCCGCATGAGCCTCAAAATCGTGCCATAACTTTTCTGCATCTTCTTGAGTAATGTGCTGACTTGCACCTTTAACAAATTGATCTTTATATGCATCAAATTCACTTGCATCCTTTTTCTTTCCAATAATCTTTCTAACCTTGTCAGCATCTGCCCATGACATACCGCCCAAATAAACGCAAGCCTGCATGACCTGTTCTTGATAAATAATTACACCATATGTACGCTCTGTAAATTCATGCATAATTGGATGAGCATATGTAGTCATTTCATCACCTTTTTTGCGACGGATATAAGTTCCACCAACAGTGTTCATAGCACCTGGACGAACCAAGGCATTAGATGCTGCAAGGTCTTCAAATGTGCTAACACCCATCTTCATCAAAAGGTTTGTGTATGGTGTTGCTTCTGCTTGAAACACACCCTTGGTAAATCCACTAGATAACATATCAAATACTTTTGCATCATCAAGTTTAATTGATTTAAGATCAATCTTCTTCTTCTTGATATGCTCAATTGTTTTTAATGTGTCATCAATTACAGATAATGTTTTAAGTCCAAGTACATCAAGTTTAATCAAACCAATATCTGCTGCCTCTTCCATGTCATAAGCAACAACTGGGATTCTTCCAGAAACTGAATCGTCTGGATCTTTACGTGTTTCAATTGGAACATACTGACTAATATCATCTTTAGCAACAACAACTCCCGCTGCATGCATACCATTGCCACGAATTTTTCCACGTAGCATTGAAGCATATTTTGTTACTTCTGGATATTTCTTTCTAAATTCGTCCGTACTTTGGAAAGATTCATACTCTTCAAACGTCTCAACGTTCTTAAGTACCTTATTGACC